GTTTACATGTTGGGCAATTGTCATTTTTTTCATAAAATTCAATATCCTTTTCATTCTTTGAAATATTGTTTTCAATCTTGGCTTCCAACTGAATTAGTTTTTTAGACTTTTTATCCAGACTGTCTTGTCCATCACCAACTTTGGAAGTTAATGCATCGACATGTTTCTGTATGAGAGAAATGTCATTGGTGATTTTGGTAATTTGTCTTTGTGAGGTGACAATTTCATTTCTTTTGTTTTCAATCTCAACATCATTTCGTAAACGATGGTCTTCAATGTTTTGTTTTTGAAACTTAATTTTTTCTTCCACCAGATTGATATCAAATTTTACTTTGGTAATATCATCTTTGATTGTGGACATTTTCTCTTTGACAACGGAATTCATTGAAGAGAAAATTTGAATGTCTAGTAGGTCTTCGATAATTGTCCTACGATCTGAAGCAGACAACTGCATGAACGGAACGAAAGAAGCTGAACCAAGAATCACAACCTGCGTAAAAGATTTGTAATTTAATTTGAGAATGTTGTTCTCTAGTACTTCTTGATAATCTTTTGCAGCTGCATCTTGGTTCAGCAGAACACCATCAACATAAATCTCAAAGATGTTGGGTTTAATACCACGAACAACTTTGTAAGATTTTTTACCAATAGAAAATTCTATTTCGACCAACGCATCTCTACCATTGATAGAGTTTAACAGTTGTGGTTTATTTATTTTTCGGAATGGTTTACCAAATAAAACAAAACACAATGCATCAAGAATGGTGGACTTACCTGCTCCATTCTGACCAATAATCAGTGTGTTTGTTGATCTGGTGAAATTGATTTCGGTGAAAGAATTACCGGTAGACAGTAAATTCTTCCAACGGATTTTTTGAAATAGTATCATGCTCTCTCAGTATTCAATGCCTCTACGTAGAGTTCTTTCAATAATTTTTTCAACTCATTATTATCTATGCTATCTTCCTTAATTGCATCAACATATTTGTTGAGTATGGTTAAGGTGTCTTCAGCCTGATCTACCATATTCTCTTCAACACCTTCTGTCAATTCGGTAAAGTCTTCTGCAATGGTGATATCAACTGGATTTACATTATACAAGTTATTCATAAACTTGTCAAACAAATATGGATTCGTTTTATTCATTACAACCACTTTAACATAAGTGCCGGTGTAAACTGATAAATCTTTATTGTTGATTTCGGTGATAGTTTCTTCCTTGTCATCATACTTGATGCGGTGAAACATGACATTTGGATTCTTTACAAAATCAAGCCCATCGTTATCCAAATTAAAGATATGAAAGCCGCGAGGATCGTTGTAATCTTGCCAAGTGAGTTCGTATGGATTTCCAAGGTAGTAAATGTCGTCTGAACTAGACTTGTGGTGATAATGACCAGAAAAAGTATGAGAGAACTTACGAAAAATTCCACGATCTAATCCTCCTTCGGATGGCATACCGCGATACATTGCAAATCCGGATATTTCAAAATGACCCATGCAGTGCTTTGCATCGGTGGTCTCAAGCATCATCATACTATCTTCATAATTTTCTGGACAAATCCAAGGCATCATGCAAATCTTATGGGGTCCAACATAAATCTCCGTTGGATCATCAATCACATTAAATGAACTAGAGTATTCTCGGAGCAACAGATCAACCGAGTTAACATCATTCGTATTCTTGAAATAGGTGTCGTGATTGCCAGCCAGAATGTGAACATCAATTCCCATTTGTGCCAAAGGATCAAAGAACATTTCTTTGGCACGTTTGAGTGTATAGAAGTTCATGTACTTTCTGCGGTCAAAAGTATCACCTAACATCAATACGGATTGTACATTTTCCTCTTTGATTTTAGGGAAGAAGGTATCTCTATAAAACTTTTCGTAGAAATCTAAAAAGTGTACTGAATCATTTCTCGCACCAAAATGTTGATCAGTTATTATCGCAATTTTCATTTAGTTGTTGACTCTGTTACCCGGTGACGTAATTCGGTTGTTGAAAAACTATGCTGTCTACTATTGAAATAAACTTGCATTGAGAGATCGTGGCCAGTAAATTGTTTGTCACGATATTCTTCTCCGATGATTCTAACATCGATTGGATAAGAAGTCAATATGTCCTTCAGTTCTTTTTCTGTGGCATATGGTACAATTTGATCTACGTATTTGCAAGCATCCAATTGAATGAATCTTTCCAATACCGATTGAACAGGTTTATTTTTCCAATTCCTATCAATTGTTGGATCAGTTTGTAATCCCACAATCAAATAATCACATTGCGTCTTTGCCTCTTTCAACATCATTACGTGACCCGCATGAAACAGATCGAAACATGAACATGTAAATCCTATTTTCATAATTTACTCCATAAATTTTTCAATGCCTTTCGGCTTCTTTACTGTCTTCAATTCTTTTTTGGTTTTTTTGGCAACTTCGTAGTTCTCAATAAACTCGGCAATGTTGTCATACAGTTCAAACTGTTTGGTTGTACCATCTTCGAACTCCATGGTTTCAAATTCATCCAAAATACCAATCTGTTCGGTAGACTTATACTTCACATACAATTGTTTCTTTTCCTTCTGTATTCTCCTGAGGAAGGCGTAGTAAATGATTTGGGTGAAGTATGCAAATGGGTTTTTGGATTTATTCGGATCAAAGTTCTCAAAATACATCAGACAGTTTTCGATGCCATCCGAAATCATTTCATCTCGGTAAGTATAGTTGATGAAGTTTGGTTTGTGTGAGAGTCCTTCGGCAATTTTCATCCAACATTCACCGATGTAATTTGGTATGTTGGGTTTTGATTTGCCGTTCTTCTCGGCTTCGACACATAGTTCCTTGTATGCAACCAAGGCCTTTAGGAAATCTTCGTTATTGATGTAGTGTTTCTGTTTGTTCATTCAAGTATACCATAAAAAGTTGTTGACAAAGGGCTTGACACGTGATACAGTTCACGGTGTAGCCCCGATGATATTAATGTAATAAAGTTCCTTTAATTGATTCCATTTCTCTTAACATCTCCGCCATATTAACATCTTGTTCTTTTACTTTGGATCTGTTATTCAATATTTCTGCCATCCTCTCCACGGTATTCAGATAGTATTCTTTAAAATCCTCAGTTGGTTCAAAAATACAAAGAACATCTTCATTGTTAATTGCCACTGAATCACCTTTCATAATATCTACCGGTAACCAATGTTGCAAAAGCAGATTTGAATTCCTAACTTCAAACATCATGGGGTTTGTAATTTTAATTTGATATGAATCAAGTTGTTCCATAACACAAATAACATCAATACCATCTTTAAATCTCAAAGCGTAAATGTTATTTTCCATCTTTTAATCCTATGTTATAAAGTTTGAAAGAGAACTTCTCTTCATTATATATTTTCACTCTTTCCACGAAATGTTGCAACGTAAAGTTCATTTTCTTTTTATGTCTGAGGTCGTCTGCAATGTCATAGAGCGTTGCCATTTCTTTACCTTCCGACTGTCTAAGAGATCGTCCAATCGATTGAAGATTTCGAACTCTTGACTTTGACGGAGATGCGAAGATAATATTATGTAAATTCCTAATATTAATTCCAGTAGAAAAAGTCCCAAAAGAAGCCACAACAATAGCATCATTCTCTGTCTCCATAATCTTACGAATATTCTCTCTGTCTTCTGTTTCTACTCCGCCATGTACAAAAAATACCTTGCGGCCGTTTGCTTTTTCTTTAATTATATTATACAATATTTTACCATGTTTTTCAACCATTTGATAAAGTACTAGGGTATTTTTATCTAAACTGATGCATAGATTCCTGATGAATCTATTTCTGTTTTCGGATGTAATAAGGTATTCTATTTCTTCCTGATAAGTGTCATCTTTATGATTTTCACATACTTCTGGTGAATGTTTAAGTACCAGACATTTGATATTGAAAGGTGACAATTGCTTTTTGTCGATCAACTCTTTTGTTGTGATTACCTTCTCTACAGTTCCAAACAAACCTTCCAGAACCAGTTTGTGAGTCTTTGTGCCATCTAAAGTACCAGTTAAACCAATACGATACTTTGTCTTGTTTGCGGCAGTCATAATTGTTGTGAGTGACTGTGCCTTGAAAAGGTGTGCCTCATCTCCAATGATGTAATCAAACTGTTCAAAGTATTCTTTTGGTAACTGATACAGAGACTGCCAGGTGGAAATAATTACTGGTTTATCAGAAACTTTTTCTTTTCCTTGGTATATTCTATGTACGTTTTCTGAAACAACGAAATTATTTTCTGATGAATAATCTGCAAAATCTGAATACAACTGTTCGACTAGTGATGTTGTAGGTACAATGATAAGTCCCTTTAACTTCTGATAATCGAGAAGTTGTCTGACCAACAGATAAATTATGAGTGATTTTCCTGATGCGGTGGGAGACAACAACAGAGCTCTTCTATGTTGCATTGCATGAATGAATGCTTTTCTCTGATGTTCTCTTACATCGATTGGTTTGCCTTGTGAATGTAGATTCAGAGTTTTAACATATTTTTCAAAATGGTATATCGAATATTCATCTTGTGTTTCTTCAAATTCGTACTTGTAGTTGCGTTCTTCACAGAACTCTTTCAGATAAGGTATCAGCCCAAGATATATTTGACTTGTCGTTAGATTGAATAGTCTTATTTTACCGTCCCAGATTCGATTCCGATAGGTTGGAACGAATTGATAACCAGGTACAAAGAATGTGAAGTATTCTGATAACTCCATGGCGATATGGCGTTCACAAGATATCTTGGCGAACACCTCATCTTTTTTTGTTATTAATAAGTCAATCATTTAATAGATACTTATACGCTTTATATGCAATAGACGAATTATCTTCAAATCTACCTATAGCCACATTACAATTATTGCATATCCAATTGCGAAACTCTTCCGTTACGTGATTGTGATCTAAACACCAAATTGATCTATCCGCAAATCTTCCGTTCTTTTTTAATTGTGACTCTGTTTTTTCACAAATTGGACAACAGTAATTTAAATCTGTTGGTCTTGGATGTTGTTTTTCCAATTTTTTTCTTAACTTAGCTTTTTCATAAGTACATTCTTTACACTCAGTTCTATAAGAAGATTTACCACTAGCCAAATTTTCTCTTGTCATAAATGCATCTAGTGGTTTTGATTTTTCACACTTAATGCATATTTTGGTGGACAATATATTATTACTCATTATTGACCACCTATAAATTTTTCCCATGAGATGAAATCTCTCAATTGCCAAGTTCTTTGTTTCAGTTCGTTCATAATAGATTCAATAACTGATACAGTTTCATCATGGTATACTTTCTTTTCAAGTAACTTAATCAAGTCTTTGTCTGCTTCAAGATATGTGGAGATATCCGATTTGAGTGCAAACTGAAATGGTTCCCAACCATATTCTTCCAGTTCTTCTTGAGACAATTTACCAGTGAAGTATTCCCATTTGACTTTACGCATACGAAGATAATCGAAATGTGCCTTTTTCGATGCGATCTTGTGTTTGGTTAGAAATCCAAGATACTTGCTGTGCAGTGTGGGTATTTTGATAAGTTCTTTGCTGGGTTCCGTTTGGTCTATGACTGCATCGGTTTCCCACATTTTCAATATGTTTTCAATTGTTTCCATAATCGTTTCACAAATTCAGTTTTTATTATACAGGACAACAACTTACGTTAAATAAATTGTTTCAAAACATTATAAAGGTTTTCAGTTAAATTGTCAAGTACTTATATGATTGATACCTAAAAGTTGCATTGCATGTAACCACAGTGTCGGCTGATAGTCTGGTATCAAAATCAATGCTCGACATGGTTAATGGAAAGACATTTGTAAAATCAATTCTTAAAATTGGATTATTCAAAGCACTCAGAATAGTTAATGTTGCATCAGAAAAATATTTTTGTTGCTGAAGTTCACGATTTGCTGTTCTTCCACCAAAACCATCCGGATCAGCAATTGAAATAAACCAATCATACAAATTTTTCCAAGACTGCAATTCTTCATCTATTATGAAAGAAATGTCCAATGGTTCGTATGTCAGTTTTGTACCAGGAGAATACAAGTCTAGAAATGGTGTAACTCTGTCCACTTCACCTAAAGAAATACTTGGTATATTAACTGATTGACAAAAATATTGTGTCGTAGCAATTCTACTGAACGTCAACAAGAACTTTGTTGGTTGCAATAGATTTGTATTTTCTGGATTTCTATTCAGTGCGCTCATTTAAATCTCCTTGTAGGTATTTAGGAGCCATAAAAAAAGGGACCAATTTCTTGGTCCCTTTAAAGTGTCACTCTTAACGGTGACTTACCGATTACATCAGGTTCTTAACTTGGAAGATTCTGTAGTAAACGTTGCTACGTGCGTTCAGAGCACCGTTGCCAGTTGTCAGACCTGTTGCGAATGGGTTTGCAACCATGCCGTAACGTGTCTTGAATCCAATCTTTGGTTGGAATGTGTACTGGTCAACTGCACGAACCATTTGCAGAGGAACGTATGGGCAGTAGAACAAGCCTGCGTCATAAGGAGAAGTACCCTTATAACCAACTGTGACCAATTCTTGGTTGGATGTGTATCCACCGAAGTATGGGTCGATGTAGACCTTGATACGACCATGTAACAGACCAGCGAAGGTGTTACCTGTGTCGTCAACTTGCAGGTCAGCTTGCAGAGCAGGTGTATATTGCAGAACACCAGCCATAGCCATAGCAGAAGCAACGTCTGAAGAAACGATCAGAACGTTACCTTTTCCACGACGAGTCTGCTTAGCGATAACGTTAGCATCACGTTCGATTTGGAAAATCAGGCCTTTGAAACGCTCAACAGACCAACGACCGTTAGAGTCTGTGTCTAAGTCGAACACACCAGCGGTTGTTGTGCCGTACTGAGCACCGCCAACAGCGCATGTGTAGATTGTGCGGATAACTTCACGGTTGATTTCAGCAAGAATCTCTGTAGACAGAATGTTTGACAATTCTGTTTCAGCATCCAGACCATGAACTGCTTTCAGGTCTTGTGCCAGTTCCAGAGAGTACTCAGCCTTCAGAGCACGTGATTGAGCAGTTACAGTAACTTTCTCAATGCTGAATGCCATCTGGTTGAACATACCTGTGTCTGTGTCTGCACCCAGGCCTTCAGCACGTGATGTTGTCATGCCGATACCAGTTGTGTAACTGTTAGCAGTAAAGTCTGCAACAGAGTTTGTTCTAACGTCTGTTGTGTTGTTACCACGGAAGCCATACAGGTTAGTAGAAGAACCAGCACCAGAGAAGATGGTGTTGGCTTCGTTGAAGAAGGCTTCGTTTGTATTAGAAGGACCGCCAGATTGTGTGTCGTAACGAGCACGCATTGCGAAGATCAGGCCTGTAGGACCTGTCATTGGCTGAACGCCAGCAACGTCATAAGCAATCAGGTTAGGCAGAGCACGACGAACCAAGCTGATTAAGATTGGGTCATAGTTTGAAACACCACCAGTTACGTTTGTTGGCGCAGCTGAGTATGTTGTTTCATTCAGTTGTTGTGCAGATTCCTTCATTGCTTGTTGTTGGTTTTCCAACACTACAGCAGTAACGGCTTTCTTATATGGATCTGTAATTTTTTCCAGTTCTGGGTGTTCCAGAACAGGAGTCCATTTCTTTTGTAATTCTTCAGATAGAAACATTGATTTCTCCTTGTGAGTTTCTAATATTGGTAAATTTTATTTATTTAGCCAATGTTTTTGAGATTGTTTTTGCATACATGTTGATCATTGGATCGGCAGAAGGTTGTTCCTTCTTTTCTTCCTCGATCTCCACCGCTTCGTTCAGAGCAGAACTGTCCGCAGGTTTAACTGCTGCACTGAAATATGATTGTCTCAGTGTAACTAGTTTGTCTGCGAAATCTTCGTCAGTGGTAAAGTCAACACTCTCTGCGAGTGATTTCATTTTTTCCACTTGAGTCTGCGTTAGGCCCTCACATACTGCATGTATAGCCTCATTCTTTTTGTGTTCGTTTAATTCCTTCTTCAACTGAACAGCAGATTCGATCTGTTCGCTGATTGTGGCTTCAAGTTCTTCAACTTTGTTTGTCAGTTCTTCGACAACATCCACTTTTTCTTCTGGAATATCGATATAGTGTTCTTTGAACAGGTCGTGTAATCCACGGATGAAATCTTCAACGATTTCAGAACGCAGACCTTTTTCGATTGCCAGTTGGTTCTCTTTGACCCACTCTTCTGCCATATAGTTGATGTAGTCATCAAGCTTTGTTGCCAGTTCGTCTTTGACTTCTTCAACAGCCAGTTCGAACTCTTCGTACAGAGCTTCTTCAACTTCTTCAACGATTGCATGTGAACGTGCAATAACGGCAGCTTCAAAAATTGTTTGTGCTTTCTCTTTGAATTCTTCAGAGAGATTTTCGCCAGAAAGAAGTGCATCAACGTCAGCATCCATGTCTTCTTTCATTTTTTGTTTCTTCATCATCTTCTTGATCATTGCTTTGTCTTGAGCTTCGTCCTCATGGCCTTCTTTTTCGGCTTCTGCAATGACTTCAGAATCAACTTCTGTTTCTTCTGGAACGGCATGGAAAACTGCGCCAGGATTTGACTGCATTGTTTGTGTAGCCAGACGAGCTTTTACGCGGTCACGAATTGAAGCGTATTCTGTGGCATCTGCTTGAACAGTTTGTGCCAAATCTTTACGACCTTCTGTTTCTGCTGGACCAGACAATTTGCCACCAGGTTGAGCACCGACAGGTGGTGTTGCACCAGGAGGTGTAGCACTTGGTGTGCCTTTTGTATAATCTGGCTTATCGTCATCTTGTTTGTCAACGACACCAGCAACTTCGCCAGCTTCTTTTGTGCCATAAGCAACGGCGCCACTTAGTTTTTGTGGTGCGTCTTGGCCACCATGTTTTGCAGATACGTTGCCTTGCAAAATGTCTTTAGCGGCTTCTGTCAGATTAAATTTTCCCATTTTGAGAATCTCCTTGATTTTATATTGGATATTTATAATTAAAGTTTTTTGATGAAGTTTTCGAAAATTTGTAGACTTACTTTTTCAACATCTTTACGAGAAACTTTTTGAATTAGTTTTTTAGACTCTTCGATATGTTGTTCAGTCCAAATTCCGTTAACAAACACCCATTCTTTACCTTCCATAATGCCTTGAACAAAAGCTCCAGGCGCAGAAGGATCTGCTACGATATCTGCCGCTGTGGCCAGATGAAAGTCATCTTGAACTATGTTAACACCATTGACTGCTTTCAGAGAACCCATACCGCGAGAAGACACACCTAGTTGTGCGCCACCCTCAATTAGGTTCTTTGCAATATTACCCATTGGTGTTTCAAGAATTTTAGCTTTGCCTATCCAATCATTTCCTTCTTGACGTAGACCCACAATTAAGTGAGATACACGGTCGAGATTGATTGAAGGTGTATCTGGATGTCCCAGTTCACCGAAGGCACGATTTTTATTGATGTATTCTTCTGTATAACGAGAAACTTCTTTACGCATAGTTTCTTCTTTATACATACGTCCATTTTTATTTGTTTTTTCGGAAACAAGGAAAGGACCCTCAATGAAAAGGGTTTTCTTTCCATCTTTTTCTTCCGTTAAATAATTTACGGACTCGGTAATTTCTTTAATTAATTTCATTTTATTACCTTGTTATGGACGGATCGAATATTCGCCGTAGTTGAATGCAGCAGGATCGTTGAACTGACCACGCTGGTAGTATTCGTTTTCTTTACGCAATTCTAGAATAATTGTGTAACTTGAATTTGCAACTTGACCTCTTGTAACTATGCCAATGTCTCCATTGTTAAATGATGTTCTATTGGGATTTCTAATAGTGATCCAGTTTCCACCGGCATCGTATTCACCATTACCCTGTAAGAACATGATTGGTACACCTGCATTAGCTAATGCACTTGCGGTGTTTGACCAATACAATTGAACATCACCTGTTGCTCCATCTGTATCATACCAAATACGATTCACATTTAAACCGTAATATGATAGTGTTGTGTTTGCTGCGCCGCCTTGAGAATTTGCAACTAAGAAAC